GTGTTGCCAGTTAGAAGCCGTCTCACATTGCGCTACGCGGTCCCAAAAATAGTCGGGCATTAACGCCCCGTATTTTTTGTGGGTATGTGGGTTTGGTTCTTGGGCTAACGCCACGCTTGGCCATAGCACCACTAGAACGGCCGTAAAGGCCACTAGACGCCTCACATTGCCTTCAATATTGTAGGGACGCCCCAAGTATCCCAAGTATCGTCACGGGTCGCCATATGGGCGCTAATCACTTGGTTAGTTTCGGGGTCTATAAATACTTGTATAAGTACGTTGGTCCCCGCTTTTAAGTCTTGTGGCACATGACCAACTAGGGGTAGATATACAAAAGTTTCGGGCATGGTTTCGCCTTTCGTCGGGTTCTAAAACCCTAGCGAACCTATGCGGCGTTGTGGGGGTAATCCGTTTTAAGCCTTAGTGGGCTTGGGAAGCGAACGCCACGCCGCTTCAAACTTGTCCGGGTCGGACGCCATTTCGGGCGATAATTCTACATGTAACCAATTGGGCGAACCGGGGCGGGAACCTGCGTTATCGGTCGCCGTAAATACCTTTACGCCTTTTTTGCCTTCCGAGCTTGAACAGCGCCACCCGGCACCCCAAGTACCGAAGTTGTACCAATGTATTTCGACTAGCCCAAGGATTTTAGAGTGTTCGCCTAGTTCGCTAGAGCCTAAAAACCAGTCCCACATTTCGCGGGCTTGGGCTTCGTCTTTGTATTGAATGTCTGCGGCCGCCCCTGTCGCGTGAACGGATAGTTGCGGGGGGTTTGCGTTGTTTCTCATGTTGCGTACAACATAGGTCCCTAAGCATTTCGTGTGCCAACGTCGCGCGCATAGGTTTACTAGACGACGAATACCGGGGGTTTCTTTTCCTGCGTTGTAGGCGGGGTAGTACGGGTATTTTCTCATGGTGTCGGCGGGGTTTTTGGTGGTTGTTTTCCGCTAATCCCGTTACCGGCTAACACGCCTAATAGACCGCCAGTAAGCGTGGCAAGCATTGGCGACAACACGGCCCACGCGCTTTTATCGTTTTCGGATACTTCCATAGGTTGCGTAATAAATAAAAGTCCGAACAAGAGAGAGCAGATAGACAACACAAACGCAATGGTTAAACCCATGGCGACGGTCATTACTATGCGGGCTTTTATTTCCTCATTGGTTAGACGTTCTCTACGCACAACGGCCCCCCCCCTATTTGTGTTTGTGTCCCTATGGTTTCGGGCGCTTTGTTTTTTATGCGTTCACAATTTACGCGTGTGCGTTCTAGGCAACCCGTAAGCGTCACGGCAAATAGGCTAAGCAGGGCTAGGCGTTTCATTGGTTTCTGTCCAGCCTGTTGCAAGTAGTGCTGCGTATTCCTCATCGGTCATTTCACGTACTTCATCGTCTATTTGTATGTTTGGGTTTGTCATGAGTTATGCCTTTCGGTATCCGTACACCGTGATAGTTCCACCTGTAAGGGTGCCTGTAGATGGCGTAATAGTAAAAGATGTGTAGGAAGTGGCTACATCGTGGAAACCAATAAACGTGCCTAAAGCAGCAGAAGCGCCGTCAATGTGAATTACTTGAGTGAATAGACCTGTTTTCAACGCTAAGAATGGTTGATACATTTCAAATGAAACAACAGCATTAGTTGTTGAACTGAGACCAGCGCCGTATTGCCAAAAAGTCCCATTGTTGTTTGCAATCCCAGCAGGCGTTGCAGCGTTAGGTCGGGCATAAATTAGGTTGCCGTAGTAACCAGTAGCAGACGCACCGATAGTAAGGCGTAAATCTGAACTAGCACTTGCTACCCCACCTGTATAAATGACTTTGTAGTTGTCATAATCTGTGCTGAATGCGCTAGTCACCTGAACGCTAGAAACGCCTGTGCCTACGGTCTGCGACTTGACAAACACAAGACCTGCGTTGGCTAAATAAGTATTAGTGTCGGCCGCTGTAAGCACCGAACCACTTGTAAAAGTTTTTATAGCCATTTGTTTTTATCCTAATTTACTTGTGTCTAAAACGCCGTAATACGACGAATTAAGCGTGAAACTAAACCGCGTAATCGGGTACAACGTAAGGTTATAGGTAAGGGTCGTAGACATGGGGGAACTAGAAATAGTCCCGCCTTCCACATTACAAGTGTATTGAGAACCCCTAAAAGCAATGTTTATACCCTTAAATGGGTAGCAAGCGGCTAGGGCGGCGTCGTTTGTTTGGTTCTCTGTAATACATGAAACGGTGACCGGTATAACCGTTGCCGTAGATAGACGCGCTAGGGCGGCCGTGGCGGTCGTTACGGCTTGGGCGGTGCTCACGTCGAAAGTGTCAAACTCCCACACTTTGTACCCTGTGCCGGCGCTTTGAGCGGCCAAGCCTGACGGCGAAGCAATTACCTTAGTGGCGTAGTTACCTTGTAAACCGGCTAGTTCTAGCGTGTTGTATTTGTTGGCAATACTAGAAACTACGGGCGTGGTGTCTGTGAACTCGCAAATGGGAAACGGTCCGTTATCGCCACGTGGGGCCCATTCGATACGGCCGTTTAAGTCGTCAAAAGCGGCCCCGGTTAAATACCCTTGTTCGGTGGTAATAATTTTGTTGAGAATTGTTAGGCAATTTTCGTTAGTGAAACTTTGTGCCGATAGGTACGCCTCGCCGTTTGTTGCGCCTATGTAAACGTCAATGCTTATGTTTGCTAGGGCGGCCGTGTTAGATAATGCCGAACCACTTTGAGTGTTATTTATCCATGACCCCGTAACGGTGGCGCGTCCCGCTTGGCCCAAACTGTCGTTTACGGTAAGCGTCCAAGTGTCCTCATTAGGGACAATGCCGTAGTTAAAAACAAAATCCACAACATAAAACGCGTAGGACCAAACAGTAGTAGCGCCGTTTAGGGCTACTAGTTGTACGTATTGCCCAACGGTTACGCTTGGGGGCGTTGTGTAGCCACGCCCTGTAATAACCGCCGTTGAGCCTCTAAACGGGTCCGTATTGTAGGTACGTCCTAGCGTGACGTTTACCGTCTGAATGTTGGTAAGCGTTGTCGTGCCGTTCAGGCGGGCTTCCCATGTGTAACTAGGCATTGGAAACCGTAATAGGAACGGAACCGTTAGCCCTCATGTAACGACGTAGAGCGTCTACCACGGTATTAGGGTCGCCACCGTTTACGTTTATCGTTACGTTCGTGTTGCCCATTGAACCCATACGGTCTAATGGAATAACGGCTTCGGGGCCTTTTTCGCCTATAAGAGCCAATGTGGCTTTATTAACAATACCGCCGGCGGCCATGGCGGGAATTGTGTCTAGGCGCGACTTGTCGGCACCCGACGGTCCTCTACCTTCGGCACCGATAACGGGACCAAACGAAACCTTAGATAGCGACACAATGTCTTTACCGGGCTTGACTAAGTTAATGCCACGAATAACAACGTTTATAGCGGTAATCCATGCGTTTACCATGAACTCGAAATAGGACGCTATGCCGTTTACAACGTTTCTAACAACGTTCCTAAAACCTTCAAACTTGTTATAAGCCACCACTACGCCGGCAACCAGTAACGCAATACCGGCAGCAATAGCGCTAAATGGGTTTAGAGCCATAGCGATATTTACGGCCGTAATCGCTAACGCTACGCCACCAATAGCGCCCGCAATAGCGACAAAAGCGCCGGGGTTATCTTGCGCCCAAGCCCCGAACTTTTGAAGGATAGGTAACGCTGCTTCAATAACGGGTAGTAGCGCGGTGCCTATGCTTTCTTTTGTTTCGTTCATGGCAATACCTAAACGTTTAAATTGTCCCGCCGTCGTGTTGGCTGCCGTTGTGGCCGAACCGCTAAACGTGCCACTTAGTTTGGCCATTACCTCATCGAGAGACGCGCCACCCTTAACCATGTCGCGTACGGCAGGGTCTAACTTGCCTAACGCGGTTAGGTTGCCGCCGTAAGCCTTTTCCAATGCCTTGGTAACTGTTTCAAGCGAAATGCCTTTAGCGGCCGATATGTCCATAGCAAGCCCGGCGGCCTTTTGGGCTTTTTCAATTGACCCGGTGGCCCTCGATAAACCGGCTAGCGCCGGACGTAGTTCGTCGTCGGTGAAACCTAATAACTTGCCTTGTTGCGATATCCATTCCTCGGTACTTGCTATGGCTTTGTCTGTGGCCCCTGTAGACGTTTTTAGGGTTCTTGCTAGTTCGGCTTGACTAGCGGCATCTTCCATAGCGGCTTTGGTGGCGTCGCCTAACGCAACGGCTAAACCACCGATAGCGGCGGCGGCGGGAACGGCCGCCTTTTTTACGGCGTAAGCAGACTTTGCGCCGACGCCTTCCAATTGAGAAAACTCGCGTTTGGCCTTGTCGAAACCTTTGGTATCTAGGCTTGAAATAATGGGAATGTTGATAGCCACTAGTTGCGCCTTTCCACTTTTAGGTTCTTGTTCATTCTGTCACTAACACGGTCAAGAATTAACGATACTTCGTGTTCGACTTCAGGCATTACGGCCCCAACGCCGGGCGCTAAAACGCGGGGCGCTTGGCGGTTTTGACCTTTTCCGCGGGCTATTAGGTTTTGTACAAATTGGGAACTTGTGTTAGCGCCGGCGTGGTCCCATATGGCACCGGCAGCGTCTTTTTGTTGTGCGGTCAATAGCGAAAATGGGCGCGCTTTGTAATCGACAGTTTGCGTATAGGCACCCGGTACGGCGGCCCCGTCTAGGTATAGGGGGCGTGTGTAGGTTACGGAACGTTCTTTACTTCCGCGTTTGGCTACAAGTGTTTTAACGCCACTCGACACGTTGTTAATGTCGAACGTTGTTTCGGCGCGTCCTTTAATTATTGAACCGCGCGCCATGCCTGTGAGCGGGTAATCGGTTGGTATTAGGGAACGGGCGCTAGTAACGATTAGGTTGCCCGCCCCGCTTTGTATGTCTTTTGTTATTTGACGGCGGTACGACGGGTCGAAATCGTTTATTTCTTTTAGCGTTTCTTGTATGCCAAAAACCTGTAGTTCACTTGCGACGGGCATTTTTAGCCTGCTTGTCTAACACGTGTATAACGGTTGCTATATCGCGGGTATCTATTGGTATTTCGGGCGGCCAATAGCCCGTTACTACCAGTATCTCTGCTAGTTGGCGGGAATAGGTCCCGCTTGCGTAGGGTTTGTAGGTTCATTGTCCACCACTTCTAATAGCGTAATTGTTTTGGCGTAATCGTCCATAGAGACGGGGACAGTTAAACCGGCAAG